CACCCCGCGCCTTCGTCCGGTACCTCCCCGGAGGCCCTGGGAAAGTGGCCTGTCGAGCCCGGATCGGCCCGACAACGGTGCGATACTGCCGGACTGTGACCTCCTCGACCCCGCCTCTCACCGGCCTGGAGTTACCGACCCCTCCCCAGACCGATATCGAGCGCCAGGTCGAGGCCACCATCGACGCCATGCGAGCCCTCGACCTCCTGGCGCCGCGTCACGAGGCCCAGGTCGGCCTCTGTCGCCTGCTCGCCCGCAAGCTGGGTGTCGTCGCCGGCCACGGCCAGGCCTACGGCGTGGCCATGCTGGCCCGCGAGCTGCGCGAGGCCCTGGCCGCCCTTCCGACGATCCCGGAGGACCAGGATGACCGCGAGGAGTTCTCCGCCCTGGTCGCTGCCGTGCGCGAGGCCCAGGTGGGCTACCCGCCGCAATCCCAACCTGTGGACTGACGGCGCCGCCAACGGTGTGATCGCCGCCCGCATGGGCGCCCCGCTCTACCCCGCCCAGCAATACATCGCAGACGTCGCCGGCGAGCGTCTGCCCAACGGCCGCTATCGGTACCCGGTCGTGGTCCTGACCATGCCGCGCCAGGCTGGCAAGACCGTCATGGCCCGGACCTCCCAGGTCACCCGTGCCGCCATCTACGAACGCCAGCGAATCTTCTACACGGCCCAGACCGGCCTGGTCGCCCGGAAGCGTTGGCTGGACAACGTCGCCGCCGTCGAGGCCTCCCCGCTGAAGCGGTTTGTCTCCGTCAAACGTGGCCAGGGCGCCTCGTCGCTCACCTTTCCCAACGGGTCCTGGGTGGCCCCGTTCCCTCCGACGCCGGCGTCTCTGCACTCTGAGTCCCCTCATCGGGTCGACGTCGATGAGCTGTGGTCGTTCGACGTCGAGGCTGGCGACGCCCTCATTACCGCGATCAAACCCGCCCAGCTCACCCTCCGCGACCGGCAACTGTGGATGTACTCCGCCGCCGGCGACTCTGAGGCCTCCACGTTTATGTGGTCATGGATTCTCGCCGGCCGCGCCGCCGTCGACGACCCCGATGCGACCATCGCATTCTTCGAGTGGTCCGCCCCGGAGGGTGTCGACTCCTACGACCCCGACGTCTGGCGCGAGTACCACCCCGCCATTGGTCACCTGATCGAGGTCGAGGACATAGCCGACGCCGTCTCGTCGTTCCGCTCGCGCGCCGACTTTGACCGCGCCTACCTCAACAGGTGGGCGCCCATGGACACCCGTTCCCCGATTCCGTCCGCGATGTGGGCCGCCCGCGCCGACCGTGAGCTGGTCATACCCGAGCCCGGAGGGATGGCCCTGGCCTACGACGTCCAGCCCGACCGGGTCGACGCCGCCGTGGTCGCCGCCTGGCGTGACCAATTCGGCCGGCCCTGTGTGTCCACCGTCGAGCACCGTGCCGACGCCACCTGGCTCCTGGAGCGCGTGCCCGAGCTGGTCGCCAAGCATCGCCCCGTAGCCCTGGGCGCCGACCGGCGCGGCGAGGCCAGGTCAATCACCGACAAGCTTCGCCTGCGTACCCCGCCCGTCGACGTCGACGAGCTGGACACCGTCGACTACGTCACGGCCTGCGGTTCGTTCCTCACCGATGTGACCGCCGCCGGCCTCGCCCACGACGACGCCGGCCCGCTGAACGACGCCGTCGCCGGCGCCCGGCCCCGCCGCGTGGGCGACGCCTGGGTCTGGGACCCGCTCCTGTCGACCTCCTCCCAGGCCCCGTTACGCGCCGCCACCATCGCCCTGTGGCTCTTCGACCACCCGCCCGAGCGCGACACGCCGGTTCCCAAGGCCGCGATTCGGACCCTGGCCGACGCTCGGCGCGGCTAGAGTCGGCGCCCGTGGGCATCGGCGCGGCACTCCGGTTAGTTCGTAGCTCCGAGATTCTGGGTCGCCCGGTGTCACCCAGCGCCTCCGACCCGCACCCCGCGCCGGTGATCCGGTCGCCGTACACCCAGAATCAGCTCACCGCCATCGTCTGGAATGACCTCCTGGGCGAGGTCCTGTTCCCCGTGTCCCGCGCCGAAGCGATGGCCGTCCCCGCCATGGCCCGATGCCGGCACATTCTCTGCGGCTTTGGCGCCCGTGCCCCGCTCCGTGAGTACGAGGGCGACGCCCTCGTCGAGGACCCGCCGGCCTGGACCTACCGCACCGACCAGACCACCCAGCTCCCGCCGTTTCACAGGATGCTATGGACCCTCGACGACCTCCTGTTCTACGGCTGGTGTCTGTGGGCCGTGGCCCGTGACGCCGAGGACAAAGTCTCCGACGCCGCCCGCGTCCCCTGGGACTGGTGGACATTCGACGAGGACGGAACGGTGAAGCTGGGTGACCATGAGGTCCCCTACGACTCCGTCATCCTCATCCCCGGCCCCCACGAGGGTGTCGTCGAGTTCGGCGCCGCGGCGATCCGTCACTCCTCCCGCCTGCTCCGTGCCGCCACCATCGCCTCCGAGACTCCTGTCCCGAACATGGAGCTGCACGACGAGGGTGAAACCCAGCTCACGACCACCGAGCAGGACGACCTGATCGGGTCCTGGGCCGCCGCCCGCAAGGGTGAGAACGGTGGCGTCGCCTACACCAGTCGAGGCATAAAGGCCATCCCCCACGGCCAGGTCGACGCCCCGCTCCTCATCGACGGACGCAACGCCGCCGCTGTCGATATCGCCCGCCTCGCCTCCCTGCCGGCCGCCCTCATCGACGCCACCCTCGACAAAGGCTCCCTCACCTACGAGACCACCCAGGGTCGCAACTCTGAGGCCATCGACTACGGCGTCCAGCTCTACCTCGACGCCGTAGCCGCCCGCCTGTCCATGGACGACGTCGTCCCGCGTGGCAAGCGGATTGGATTCGACCTCGACCAGCTAACCGGCCTGGACGTGCCAGGCTCCACCCCAGCTCCCACGGAGGACTAGCACGATGACCACCACCCGCGTCACTTTCGAGGCCCCCAGGGCGACCTGCCAGGCTGGCCTGACCGACACCACCGTCCAGACCATCCGGGGAATCGTCGCCCCCTACGGCCAGCCCGGTCGGACCTCCGCCGGCGTCCTCCGCATCCGCCCCGGTTCCCTGCACCTGCCCACCGACCTGGGTCGGGTCAAGTTGACCCTGGGCCACGACCGCGACAAGCCCATCGGCGTGGCGACCGGCGTCGCCGACGACCCCCAGGCCATGACCATGGAGTTTCGTCCCGGCTCCGGTCCGCTCGCCCAGGGCGCCTACGCGGAGTGTGCCGAGGGTGTCCGCGACGCCCTGTCGCTGGAGCTGGACAACATGACCGTCCGTGGCGGCTGGGTCGAGCGCGCCGACGTCCTCTCCGCCGCCCTGCTTCCCTTCCCCGCCTACCCCGACGCCGTCGCCCTCGCCGCCTCCGACCATCCCGACGCCGGCGACCCCGTGCCGCCGGCGCCCCCGGCGCCGCCGGCGCCGCCCGCCCAGCCTCAGCCCCCCGACCCGACGCCGCCGGCGCCGCCCGCCCCAGGAGGTACCCCGCCCATGACCACCCCGACCATCCCTGGCACCGGCCTCGCCGTTCCTGGCGCCGGCCTCGTCCGTGCCGCCGCGCCAGCCGGCTCCCTCCAGGCTGGCCACACCCCCAGCCCCGCCGCCCAGGTGCCTCTGCGGGTCCTGTTCGAGGGCCTCCGTGCCACCCACACCGGTGAGCGCGCCCCGGCAGAGTTCGCCGCCGCCCTCTCCGACATCACCCAGACCGCCAACGAATGGACGACTCAGACCCAGTTCGCCGGCGAGCTGTGGTCCGGTGTGGCCTACCAGCGCCGCTTCGTCCCGCTGGTGAACAACCTCCCGTTGACGTCGTACAACGTCAACGGCTGGCGTTGGGTGGTCAAGCCGGCCGTGGCCGCCTACGCCGGCGACAAGGCCGCCGTCCCGTCCAATGCGGCGACCACCCAGGCCGTCACTGCAGAGGCCGAGCGTCTCGCCGGCGCCCACGACGTCGACCGCAAGTTCCGCGACTTTGGCGACACCGGGTTCTTCGAGTCCTACTACCGTGCGATGACTGAGTCGTACGCCCTGCTCTCCGACCTGGCCCTGGTGGCCGACCTGGAGACCGCCGCGACGGCCGTCGCTGGTGGCCCGTTCGCCAGCCTGTCCGCCGGCATCGTGGCCGCGATTCTCGCCATGCCTGACGACGTCATCCCGGAGTGGGTCATCGCCGGCAAGGACCTCCTACCCGATGCCATGGCCGTGACGGCCGCCAACAAGCCCGCCTATCTGGAGCTGCGCCTGAACCTGACCCGCCGCGACGGTTCCCAGCTCGACGGCAGGCTGGGTGTGGACTTCGCCTCCCAGCTCAACGGCCAGGTCCTCGTCGGCGCCCGCCAGGCCGCCACCTTCTATGAGCTGAACCCCACCCCGATCCGGGTCGAGGCCGTGAACATGGTCAACGGTGGCATCGACCCCGGTGTGTTCGGCTACTACGCCACCATCATCAACAAGGCCACGGCCCTCCAGCTCGCCGCCGTCACGCCGTGACCGAATACACGACCGACGTTGCGGTCCGGGTGTCGGTGGGTTTGGAGCCCGCCGATCCGGACCCCAACATTGCCGACGCCGTCCTGAGCGCGAACGCCTGGGCCAGCAACCTTCCTCACGCGCCGGCCGACGACACCGACCCGCACTGGCCTGAGTTCGTCCTGGGCGTCAAGTACCTGGCCGCCCGTTGGTACAAGCGCCGGTTCACCCCGGAGGGCGTCGGTGGCGCCGGCGACGTCCCGCTCTACGTTCCGCGCCGCGACCCCGATATCGACCAGCTCCTCCGGGTCGGCCCCTACGCCCCGCCCAGAGTCGGCTAGGAAAGGACTCCCGCCATGCCTGTCCGTGTCAACGACGCCGCCCGTGACGCCCAGGTCGCCGGCGTCATCGCCACCCTCGACGCTTCCGCCTCCGCCGCCCGAGCCCGCATCTACACCGGCTCCCAGCCGGCCACCCCGGCCACCGCCCCGTCTGGGACCCTGCTGGCGGAGTTCGTCCTGTCCGACCCGTCGTTCGGCACGCCGGCCGCCGGCGTGGCCGTCCTCGACGTCACCCCGGCCCTGACCGACGATGGCCTGGCCGATGGCACTGCCGGCTGGGCCCGTCTGCTCACCGGCGACGAGGCCGCCTCTGACGGCCAGGGCGTCATCGACGGAACGGTCGGGACCTCTGGCGCCATGCTCAACCTGAACACCGTCGACGTGACCGTGGGCGTCCTCGTCGAGATCCTGTCCGGCTCGATCACTGCGCCGGCCTCCGCGTAGGCCCCGACCCATGCCTCATCCAGTCGTCGAGGGCGTCGCTGAGTCCAGCCTAAACACGGCTGGCACTAGTCACCCCGTCTCCCTGCCCGCCGGCATCGTCGACACCGACCTGGTGCTGGTTCTCATGGATATCGGGGTGACGTCGGCATCCCTCAACGCCCTCACCGGCTGGACTGAGTCCCTCGACGAGGCGGTCGCCAATGGCCTAAAGATCATGCGTTACACCGGCGCCGGCGTGCCGTCGGCTCCGACGTTCGTCTCGACGGCGTCGACCCGTTCCGCACAGTTCGCCTACCGAATCTCTGGCGCCGACAAGTCGATTGCCCCGCAGATTGGGACGACCTCGACCGGTAGTTCCGCGACCCCGGACCCGCCGCAAGTCACCCCGGCTGGTGGCGTGTCCAAGGACTACCTGTCGGTTGTGTTCTATGGCGCGGCCGGCGAGGAGGCCGACGACGACACGTGGTCGGATACTCCGCCGACCGACTGGAGTCCGACGCCGCCGCGGCAGAAAGCCTGTGGCACGTCTGGGACCAACCTGGGCGGACTGATCGCCGCCGCCGAACGGGCGATCACGACTGGCGCGGCCCTCAACCCCGGCACGTTCGCTAAGGACGTGTCGGCCGCGTGGCGGGCGCAGCACGTCCTCATCCACCCCGCCCCGGCGCCGACGCCGGCCGGCGACCTCGACGTCGTCCTGCCCGCCCTCCAGGTCGACGCCGCCGGCTCCGTCACCGTCGAGGCCGTCCTCGACGTCGTCCTGCCCGCCCTCCAGGTCCAGCTCGCCGGCGTCCTCCACCTGCCCATCGCCGGCGACCTCGA